TGAACCGCCTGCAATGGGTCACCAGTTAGTAGAGGAGACAGACCACCGACAGCAACGCTTCCGTACATCATTTTCGAGCAGTCGTACAGATACCCAGCCAAGAGCTTTCTTCTGTCCGTCTCCCTATCGTCTGTTGTTTTTTGACTAACCATATTTTTTCATTTTGCAAAGTTACTAAATTATTTTTGCCCGACAATGGCAAGCAGGGTTTTTACTTGACTTTGCAAGAACTCATTCTGTTCTCGCAGCAGTTTATTCTCAGCAGCCAAGGCTGCATCACTACCAAGCGACTGGGAGACGTTTGAACCAGTAATACCTGCACCGACATCGGCAGTACTGGCGACCGTAGGGGAGAACATTGGTTCAATACCATTTTCCAGCCAGTCAACCGAGACGTGCAGGGCATTGGCGATTTTGTAAATTACACGGTCGGACAATGAAGCTTTGCCTGCTAAAGACCTCGAAAGGTTTGCGGAATTTACTCCACATTTATCCGCCAACTTGTTGATGGATAGCCCATTCTTCTTTCTAATTTCTGTAATTCTGTTTATTACTTCTTCATTTGTATTCATATCGAACTAATTTAAAATAATGTAAAATAGTTTACAATAGAATTAAAACAAGTTAAAATAATGCAGTTTTATTGTGTTTTACTTGCATATTAAACTGAATTAAACTATCTTTGCAACCGAATTACACAATGAGTTTAAAAACTCTTTGGCAAAGATAAACAAAATAATTTAAAATACAAAGAAAATGGGAGAAAATTTTAATTATGATTTTCGAACCCCACTGCAGAAGCAGCAGGACGAAAGAAAGAAGAACATCATAGCGATGTTTGCAGATTTCCGAGCAAAGGCACCTGCCGAGACCTCAGACAGCAGAATAATGCTCGCAGTTTCACAGCGTGTTGGTTGCACCCAGCAAAACGTGCGTGTTATCCTCATCAAGGCTGGATTGATAACACCAAAGAAGAGACGTGCAGCCGTGCGCAAATAATCAAGTAGAACCAATTTAAACATTCAGAGCGTATGAAGAAGTTTATCGAGATTATCACAAGTGACGAAGTAATAAGCCTGGCAGTTGCCATCGTATTAGTAACTTTAATTTTTTGGAGGGCTTAGTTATGACGAACGAAGAACCAAAGGTAGCAGACGCTGGCAGATACACCATGACGGAAACCTGCAAGGTACTGGGCATCCATCGCAACACCCTGCGCAGATGGTTGCAGGCTGGTAAGATGAAGGTCAAATTCCGCAGAATCGACAACCGCAAGGTTATCGAGGGTGCAGAAATCAAGAGAGCATGGAGGGTTGCCCTATGATGCAGGCATACAAGAAAGCGAAGCAGCTAACAGCGAAGTGGGAGCAGGAGCGAAAGGACAGCAAGCGACTTGCAATCATGAAGGAAGCTGAAAGACGCATACAGGTAAGGGAGTTCGACAACATGCTTTGTCTGTCACTTGACGGAATGCCGGTTCTCCCGATGAGCGAGTTTAACAAGCAGACGCTTGCGGACGCACGTCTGACATTCTTTAACTATTTAAACAGACAATAATATGATACCGGGAATTATCGAGAAGTGCAGAAGTAAGATGTACGATGCCATCTGGCTTGAGTTAGACCGTGATCCACAGCGACCAGCGGTCGCAAGGATAGACATCAAGACCAAGGCAGGCGACATCTGTGTATGGTGCGACAGAACCGGGAACGTGGCGGTCGTGACGCACAAGAATAGCAACAACGACAGCGAGCGGCTGGAGGAAGCCATCGAGGGTTGCGTCAACTATCAAGACGTGATGGACGACTGGCTGGAAGAGAACAGCCAATACGCAGACCAAGACCCGATGGACGCCTTCGAGGAAAGCAGGCTCGACAGCCTTATGGCTCAACTGGTTTGATTACGATGTTAAACAATTATTATATGGCTTTCTGCAGCGGCAGGGCAAAGGGCGCACGCAAAACTCATTTTTCAAGGTTATCTAAAATTAGTTGTTTTTACCATGCAATATGCGGAAACGACAGCGTGCGCCCTGCAACGGAAGGGCATCCACCAGCAGGCAAGGGTGGGGTAGCAATCAACTGGGGTTCGAATCCCCAGCCTTCCACTAGAGTTAATTAAAAGATTATGTTGAACAATAAAAAGAACGAATTATGGAAAATGAAATTATCAATGTGAGCGGTGGCGAAATGCTGGAAGCTATCAACCGCTCGGAGATTGACGGACAGATTGCCACAGCGCACAAGTTCCCGAGAGACATCATGCAGTGCAAGCAGAATATGGTAGCATTGGCAGCCATGGACGATGATGTTGCCTACAACTGCTTCTATCATCTGGAGCGCAAGGGCAAGGATGGTCAGGTATCGGTTATTGAGGGTCCTAGCGTGAGATTCACGGAAATCATTTCCGCATGTTGGAAGAACCTGCGCATCGCGGGTCGCATCATCGCCAACGATGGCAAGACCATCACGGCACAAGGCGTCTGCCACGACCTCGAGAGCAACGTTGCCTACTCTGTCGAAGTGAAGCGCAGCATTCTGACATCGAAGGGTTACACCTTCTCGCAGGACATGCAGGTGGTAGTTGGCAATGCAGCCGTGGCGATTGCCCAGCGTAACGCAATCTGCAAGGTCGTACCGCAGGTATTAATTGCAAGCGTTGTTAAGGAAGTGCAGGCGAAGGCACTCGAACACATCAAGCAGACTGGCGTGAAGAGCCAGTGGAAAAGCTGCGTAGCCTGCTTCCAAGTGTACCAGGTAACAGACCTTATGCTGCTGGAATACCTGGGCAAGAAATCAGCCGAGGAAGTCACGGCAGAGGATATTCAGAAGTTGGCTGGTGTATACAACGCTATCAAGGAAGGCACGACCACCGTAGAGGAGACCTTCAAGAAGCCAAAGCAGCAGGAATCCATCGCACAGCAGGCGCAGGCAGCAGCCGAGAGCGCACAGCAGAAGGCAGAGAAGGCAATGAACCGCAGCCAAGGCAAGACTGGCACAGCAGCAAAGAAATAGTTTTTTATAACGTTAAGCCCGAACCGCCACGGCACAACCTATGGGGTGGGCTCCCATCACAACCTACCAAGGGAAGCCGTGGCAACTTTTAAACATTCAGTAAAAATTATGGCAGAAAAAGAAAACAATCAGAGACACAAGAGTACCATCGACAAGTACTTCAGTAGAACCGCAGACGCTTACAAGGCATGGGCAGAGGAAGACGAGGAAGAAAGAAACTATCTGCAGGTTGCAGCAGAGACGACTGGAGACACAGACGAAAACGGAAACAAAGGTTTCGATTTCCATATTGCCTATTCCGGAAAAGCCGATATCCTCGCAAGTGGACTTGTGCATTCAATGAAGAGGGATGAATTCGTTCGTCAGCTTATCATTGGAGCAGCGAAAATGTATTATACCGCAAACATAAAAATAAAAGACAATGAAGCAGATAATTAAATATAAAAGCAGAGAGGAGTGGTTGCAGAACCGCTCGAAGGGAATAGGCGCATCAGAGGCAGGCACAGTACTGGGACTGAATCCATGGGAAACACCATACCAGTTGTGGAGACGCAAGAAGGGTATCGACCCACCAAAGGTTGAGAACTTTGCGATGGTTGCAGGACACCTGCTGGAGGATGCCGTGGCGCAGTTCTTTAAGCGGGAGAGCCACTGCCACATCATCAAGGCGAGCACGGACGACTACACCATCACGAACACCGATACTCCGTATCTGAGAGTAAGTCCAGACCGCACCTTCTGGAGAACCGGGGCAACGCACAACGAAGCGAGCAAGAGCATTCTAGAGTGCAAGACCACGCAGATGCAGATTGATGCTGATGACCTTCCGAAACACTGGTTCTGCCAGCTACAGATGAACCTCGGAGTTGGCGAGTACAAAGATGGAGCACTTGCCTGGCTGACAGCAGGCAGGGAGTTCGGCTACCGTGACATCGACTTCGACCCCGAATTTTTCGGATGGATGAGAGACGAGATAACCAAATTTTGGCTTGACTACATCGTGGGCGACCAAGAGCCGCCAGCCTACAGCGCACAAGACGTTCTTTTGAAGTCGCCACTGCACAAGGCAGGAAAGGAGATTGAAGCCACAGCCGAAATCGGGGACATGCTCATCGAGTTGAAGGAAATCAAGGAGAAGGGCAAGACACTCGAGAACCGACAGAAGGAGATCGAGGACAACTTGAAGCTGTTCTTCGGGGACGCAGAGAGCATCGTGGACGGGAACGGCAAGACGCTGGCAACATGGAAAGCACCGAAGGCAAGCGAGAAGTTCGATGCCAAGGCTTTTCAGACAGACCATCCCGAGGAATGCGCTGCCTACATCAAGCAGGTGCAGGGAGCACGAAGGCTACTCATTAAGTAAAGGCAGGGCTTATGGCTAGCGTTCCTATATCAAAAACCGACCTACGGAATATAATTTCTCAACTGGAGAATTATATTTCCCTAGGTGGGGAAGTGACAGCACCGACCGACACAAGCCAGCGGAACAAAATCCGGATGGCTACAGTCTTAAAACGGAAGCTGGAAAAGAAACTATCATTATCGGAGTAAAATTATGAACGATTCATTCATCTTATACACATCATACTACACCATCATCGAGGGACTTACGGATGAGCAACTCGGACAGCTGACTAGGGCACTTTTCATCTACGCAAGGGATGGAAAGACAATCAAGCTAGAGCCAGTTGTAAGGATGGCTTTTTCATTTATCAAAGACAACATCGATCGCAATGCGGACAAGTATCAGAAGAAATGCGAACGCAACCGTGAGAATATCAGAAAGCGGTGGGAGAAAAAGCATGCGGAAGATACGACCGAACGAAGTGATACGACCGAATACGAACGTATACCATCGAATACGAACGTATACGAAGAAAAAAGTCGTATACCTTATGATAATGAATATGATAATGATAATGAATATGATAATGTAGATGTTAATGATGTTTCTAAAGAAACAGATATATTAGAACCTTCTAAAGAAGCTTCTATGCAAAGTTTTTCCGAGAAAAACGTTTGCGCTGCACGAGAACCGCAAAAAAGTTCAGAGAAGAAGAAATCCAAGAAAGGCGAAATCGACTACGCAGCCATCAAGGACTACTGGAACGAGCAGCACGACAAGACCAACAGCGCAATGCGGAGGCTGACGCTTATGACGGAAAACCGCAAGGAGGCAATCAGAGGAAGGCTCAAGGACTGCAAGGGAGATATTTCCAAGATTTACCTAGCCATCGACAAGGCTATGGCTAGCGACTATCTGAACGCAGGGCACTCCTGGGCATCGTACGACTGGGTAATGACAAGGAAGTATTTCCCAAAGGTGCTGGAGGGCAACTACGACAACACCAAGCCAGCAGCAAGCCAGCAGCCGCAATCGGCAGCAGCCAGGGCGCAGGATCCAGCGGCAACGGCAAGACCGAGCATCGGGGAACTCTACGAGCAAGCCAAGCACCAGCAGCCAGCGAGCCAGCAGAGCCAAGACAGCAAGTTCCGGTGGGTAATCCAGCAGAACCTTGCAGACTTGACGAAGAACCCGAACAACAAGCCTGCAAAGGATTCGCTGACAAGATACTACGAGAAGGGAGTTCTACAGCGGCTTGGTATTGACTGGAAGCCCGAAAAATAACGGATGAGGGCAAAAATAGCCGCTCTGGGACGTTTTCACGCTTCGGACGGTAAATTATACATCAAACAGAATTTAAACACTTAAAACAAAAGAATTATGGCAGAATACAATAATCAGAGCATTGACATCGACTTAGAGGATATGTTTGACAATTTGTCGGATAAAGACCAGGTGGAGTTCTTGGTCGACATGTTCAGGAACTTACCAGGGGAAGAAGAAAGAGCGGATGTGGTAAAGGATAATATGTGGTATCTCGAAGACGATACTGCTGCCGACATCATTACCGACACATTCGATAGAATGAGCAGTTCGGACCAAAAAGAGATTGCCGAGCGCATCGCGGACGTAATGACATCTGAGCAGCGTGAGGCACTTGCCGAGTACATCAAGGAGGGATAGATATGAAGAAAATCAAAAGTAAGAAAGTTCAGGACTATGTTATGAACGACATGGTGTTCAAGGTTGATATGCCAAGGCTATTGAAAGAGATAGCAGAGTGTTCGAAAAGCACTCCTTATCCTGTGACTTTTACGATTTTGGCACGTGTGCTTGGAATACTTGCAGAAAGGGCTGTTGAAATAGATGACCCTGCGTTAAACATCATTATGATGCATCTTGGACTTTACGAAGGGGTGCATGATAAGAACGCAAGTAAGGTTATATCTAGATTGCGCAAGTTAATTACTGATAATCAAAAATCGGGGGAATAGCCATGAATGAATTATTTTTTCACGAATGCAGAGCTGCTGGGCTCGTATTCAAGACATCGAACGATTGGTGCAAATGGCTGACCGATAACGGCTACGACATCAAGAAGCCGGTCGCAGAGCATGAAGGCTTCAAGTACAACATCAAGGATATTTGCATCAATCCGCACGTAATCGAGTATGCCGTAGAGGGTGCAGACAACTGGGGATGGAAGGTAATGACCGCCAACACCCAGTTCGGCTGGATATGGGGCTACAGCATTCAGAAGGGAAAGCACGGGTACGACAGCCCGGCAGGCTACCCGAGTAGATATGACGCTCTCAGCATCTTCTACGGTAATGAGAAAGAAGCGGTTCAAGATGCTCTGACCTGCATCATCAGAGACCTCGAGAAGAATGCTGGAACCAAGAACACCAACCTCCTTCTCTGGGCGGCTAAGAAGAAGCGGGCAGACATCATTCATCCGCAGCAGGAACTTTTTAAATAGTTATCATAAACCGTATTGGCTATGAACAGAGTTGATATAAAACTTGTCCGTGAGTGTGGGCTTCATCATCTGTCAGTTGGCGACAGAGACATCTGGCTGGCAGATGATGAGGTAAAGGCTCTAGAATGTATCCTAAAGGATTACAATGCGGACACAAACAATTTTAAACGTAGTTGAAAATGAAGAAGATAGAAATCATCAAGAACAATCATCATCATCACGTATTCGTTGGCAACACCGACTTTTGGCTCGATACAATGGAGCTGATTGAGCTATACAAGAAACTCGGACAAGAGAAATTATAAACAATAAAAAACATTCAGACAATGAAACAGAAAGATATTGATATTTACGAAATACTCAAAGATGAAGAGCGTGGTACAGAGCTATACACGCCAATATGTGGAAGGGTGTGGCACAGTGGAATAGCAAACGACAAGGACAGTGCGAAAGCAATCTGGACTGAGGACGAAGCTGGAATAGAACACTTTTTCGACAAGAACGGAAAAGTCTCTAAAGAAGGAGAAGTTCTGCTCTTCCCTTCTAACGAAATGAGAGACTGGGGCAAGTTATTCAAGAAGGGAGACGTTCTTGTCAGTAAAGACAGAGAAGTACATATTATCTTTGAGAAGTTTGAGGATGATGCCTTCACAAAATTCAGAGGCAAGTATTATCTTTGGAAAGAATGTTATAATGAAGAAGTATTCCAAATGGAAACTTCTGTATTTGAGAAAGCCAGCGATGATGAAGCCCAGACCTACATCAATAACATCAATAAATGTTTTGGTGGAAAGCTGAACCGTGAAACTCTGGAGATTGAGAAGACGGAGAAACTTACGTTTGAAATCGGAAAACTCTACGTCTTCAATGAGGATGATGAGGACGGAGAGCTGACAATCATCGGCAAGCTCATCGACAAGGACGAAAGCGAAGATACGCTGACATTCGGCAACCAGTACGAAATCGAGAACGAGAAGTTCGTGACCGACCAAGCCTTCGACCTGCGAATCAGCGTGCACGATGAACTGCGAGAAGCAACAGAGGGCGAATATTGCACGTTCAAAGAGGCTTATACCCTCTGGGAGAAGACACCGAAGAAACCGATGAAGAAGCCAGCCTTCAAGACCTTTGACAAGGTGCTGGTAAGGGATGAAGAAGAATGCGAGTGGATTCCAGCGTTATTTGTTCGTGACCGTGGAGAGGAAGCGAATTTTAGATATGAAGCCTTGTCTATCTACAGCGGAAAGACATCGGGATTCTCCTGCTGCATCCCATTCGAGGGCAATGAGTACCTCGCCTTCACGTCAGACCCATTCTAGGACGTATGGCGAGTGAATTATGCAAGGCTTGCGAGGAAGGGAGAAACTGCATCAACGGCAGGTACTGCCCACCTCGCAGGCAATATGTAGAACATCAGGTAATACTTGAATGCAATGAGCGATTTCGCAACAAGGGAGAAGAACAGAACGTACTACCAGGAGCACCGGGAACAGATCCTCCGAGCCACGAAGGAGTGGCGAAAGAGAAACCGTGAGAAATACCGGGCGTATCAAAAGGAGTACTGGAGTAAGCACTACCGGAACTACGGTACGAAGAACCGGGTAGCCGACAGAGCGATGCGTGAAAGGAAGAAGCCGGACGTAGAGAAGGCTCTATCCATGTTCAAGAATCCGCAGCAGGCAGCGCATCTGGCATGGCTGCTCGAAAACAAAAAGAATAATCGGTCGTGAGTTCAATAATAGAGTTTTTAACCAGCGAGGACAGAAGGGGATGGCTCTCCTATCAAAACAAATAAACTTATAACATCTTGAAATTACGATATGAGAGCCGGAAACGCATCTCCCGAAGTCTGACATCAAACAAAGAAAGCGAGGTGGTACATGAAGAAATAGAAAGAAGGCGATGATATAATATTAATTATGCTTTTATCCTACGGCTGGCGGTGGAAGAAGGAAGAACCCTGCAACATATACATTTTGTTATTCATTTATTTTGCAAGCGCAGGCACAACTTCCGGAATCCCTGCCAGCTTTCTCTATCGCAACCAAAAAGAAGGGAAAGAAAGGGGTAGGGGAAAGATAGGGATAATAACGCATGTGCGCACGTATATGCGCACGTAAAGGGTGTTGAGTAATAAACTACACCAGCAAAACAAAATAAACGCTTATACGCGAAATTTAAACAAAATAAGTACTTTAAAGAAAAAATGAAATGGAAAAAGGAACAGTTATAATCGGCATCGACCCAGACAACCAGGAAAGCGGTGTCGGAGCAGTATTTGACGACAAGAAGTTTCTCGCCTATAAAATGAACTTCCCGGCTTTGATTGACTACTTGAAGGCAATGAACGAGAGTTGCAAAAAGGTTAAGGTCGTTATTGAAGGCGGTTGGCTCAACAAAAGCAACTGGCATTTGCTAGGTAAATTCATGACAGCAGTTAAGGCAGCAGCAATCGGACGCTCTACCGGAATGAACCATCAAACCGGAATCTTGATTGTCGAGTGCTGCAAACACTACAATATCCCCTGCGAAATCATCAAGCCACTAAAGAAGTGCTGGAAGGGTAAAGACGGAAAAATCACGCAGGATGAAATTGCTTATTTTGTAAGCGGAGGAGAAAAAATGCCGAGGATGAACCAAGACCAGAGAGACGCACTTCTACTCGCATGGGTGTGCGCAGGATACCCGGTCAAGGTGAAACCGCAGAAGACACAGACAACCCTGCAGAAGACCATCAGAGCCTTTGATGGATAAGATAAAACGAAGTGTTGGAAAAAGTTAAAAGTGAGCGAAGAACTAACAACTAAAGCAAAAAAGTCGTATCTTTGCGCCAGTGTTTATCAGATAAGCACGAATTTTGAACTTAAAACAAGAAGAAAATGAAAACAGAAGAAATCGCACTATCGAGGGTCAGCGAGAACGAAGCGAACCCTAGAGAGATAAGTCAAGCGAACTTTCAGAAGCTTGTGCAGAGCATCATCGTGTTCCCACGAATGTTGACCCTGCGCCCGATTGTTATTGATGAGACCTTCCACGCACTGGGTGGCAATATGAGACTGAAAGCCTTGCAGCACATTGTCACGATGGACGAAGCAGGCATTCAAGTGAAGCTGGATGCAGAGCAGCGTCTTTCCGATGAGGAGCAAGCCGCATTGATGGAGTATTGGCAGGGATGGCAGCAGAAGCCATCAGTAACCGTGGTGAGCGCATCAGACTTGACGGAAGCACAAAAGCAGGAGTTTATGATTAAAGACAACCTATCCTTCGGTAACTGGGACTTCAACGACCTTGCGAACCGATGGGACAGCGCACAGCTTCAGAACTGGGGTATGCCAGTCTGGAACCCAGCACCAGTGGAAGCAAGCAGCACCAGCAAGTGCAAGAAGAAAGACAAGGACGACCAAGAGGGCGACCCATTCGCAGGGGAACTACCTCCTGAAATCGAAGGGCAAGACTTAACCCCTGACGACTTGCCAACGATAATGGGCGATGGCGTTTTGCCACGTGAGAACGTAATCATTCACTACAAGCCAGCCGATGAGCCAATTCTTGCCAAGCTGCTGGGAGTTGATCATATCGACCGCATCGTCTGGAACTTTGATGAACTGAAACCAAGACAAGAAGGAAAGGAGGAAGACAATGGAGAAGAATAAAATCGAGAACATCAACCTGCACGACCTGGTGGAGAACCAAGACAACCCACGCAGCATTGAGCCACAGCAGATGCAGAAGCTCGTTGAGAGTATTCTGACGTTTCCGAAGATGTTGCAGATGAGACCAATCGTCTGTAATGAGAACCGAGTTATCCTCGGAGGAAACATGCGCTTCCGTGCCCTGCTCAACATCGAGCAGATGGAAGACGAAGCTATCAAGAACGCAATAGAGACCGTTGCCGTGAAACTGACCGATGGAGAGAAGCAGCAGCTTTGCAGCCACTGGGAGAAGTGGAAGGTAGAACCAAAGGTCGATGTCGTTATTGCTGACAGCCTATCCGATGAAGAGACGGATGAGTTCATTATCAAGGATAACGTCTATTTTGGCAGCTGGGATGAAGAGAAGTTGAAGGGAGCGTTTGATGTGGACGATATGCAGCGATGGGGATTGAACCCCTGGGAAATCCAGCAGGAAGCCACGACCTACGAGCCGGAAGAGGACGAAGAGCAGCGCATCATCATCGTATACCGCAGCGAGGACGCACAAGCCGTGGCAGATATGCTGGGACTTGACGCAATCGAGAAGCGCAACTTTGACGTGGAAGAACTCAAAGAAAAACCCGAATAGTCGGAATTTTCGCGTTTAAGTCGGAGAAACGCTTGAAATGGATAAACTATCCGCTCGGAACAATTCAATCCGACAGAGACGAAATTTAACAAAAATAACTCGAATATGAGAAAGACTTGTGTTTTCATAATTGGAACCAACGCCAGCGGAAAGAGCACCGTTGCCCGAAAGCTGATAGAAAGCTTTGGTGGAATCGAAAGCTATTCGAACGGAATAAGCAGCACCAGGGATGGAGTTGCATTTGCAGGGCGATACGATGTTAAGTACGGAGGTGTTGACAATCTGAACGGCACGACCATTCTTCGTGACATCGTGAAGAAGGCACTGGAGAGCACCGACTGCATCATTTGCGAAGGGATGAGACTTAAATGCTGGGGTCCGAACTTGACGCACGCAATGTTCAATGCGGACAGACAGATTGTAATCTTCTTATACGCACCACTGGAAGAAATCCAAAAAAGGCTCGCAGAACGGTCGAACGGAACGTTGAGCAAGGATATTATCCGGGGACAGCGAGAATCGGCACACTCGGCAAAGAAATGGCAAACTGCGGGGTGTGACGTTGTAGCGATAGACACCACGAAGCAGACAGCAGACCAAATCGCAGACTTTATCATCAACAAAATAAATTCATGAGGATATGGCAGAACATTATGGCAACACGCCAAGAATAACATACGAGTTTCCCGACTGCTCAATGCCAATGGCTTTTGATACTTACAATAATTGCAGCTTTGGCTGTATGTATTGCTTTGCTCAGAACCAGCGAGGTATTGGCAGCAAGAAGAAGGGATACCTGCACAAGGAGGTTAAGGACGTGAGCGTTGAGCGCATCAAGCGAATGTTCATTGACCCCGACAAGCACGGTGGAGACTTTGCGCCATACATCAAGGCTCGCAAGGTTATGCAGTGGGGAAGCATGAGCGACCAGTTCGACAACTTCGAACGTAAGTACGGAACGACACTGGAACTTTTGCGCTTCTTCAAGGATATAGACTATCCGCTTTGCTTCTCGACCAAGGGAGCATGGTTCACCAAAGATGAGCGATACATGGACTTGATCAGAGGGCAGAAGAACTGGAACTTCAAGTTCTCAATCATCACCAGCGATGCAGAGAAGGCTAGAGTAATAGAGCGAGGGGTGGAAAGCCCACAAGCAAGACTTGAAGCCATCGAGCGCATCGCCAATGCAGGAGCAGGAGGTGCAACGCTGAGACTGAGACCCTTCATCATCGGAGTGAGCACGCCAACGTACCTCGACCTTATCAAGGAAGCATTCAACAGAGGGGCTACAGCTTTGAGCACCGAATTCTTCTGTCTCGAAACAAGAAGCCCGACATTGAGGGAATTGTTGCCTACCATCAGCAAGATGGCAGGTTTCGACATTCTCGCATTCTACAAGAAGTACAGCGTACAGTCCGGCTATCTGAGACTGAACCGCAAGGTCAAAGAACCGTTCTTCAGGAACATGAAGGAATTGTGCGACCAGCTGGGGATGCGCTTTTATGTATCGGACGCACACTTCAAGGAACTTTGCCACAACGGAAGTTGCTGCGGATTGCCGCCAACGTGGAACTACAGCAGGGGGCAGATGTGCGAAGCACTGAACATTTGCAAGCGCAAGGGATACGTGAGGTGGAGCGACATCAAGCTGGATGCAGAGAACCTTTTGAGGGCGAGACTGGAGAAGGCGATGAACCTGGGAACAAGAGAGAAGTACTCGAAGTATTACACGATGAGCGCAGCCGACTACATGAAGTGGTGCTGGAACAATCCGCAGGCAGCGCACTCGCCATACAAGATGTTCGAAGGGGCAATGTTGCCAGCTGACGAACGAGACAGCGAGGGAAACATCGTATACAAGTACAACGGAGCAAAATTTTAAATCAAGAATCGTATGCCACAAGGTAATAACAACAAACATCGAGCGCAGAAAATCGACATCGAAAACCGCTTGCAGATTATCGCACCATTATACCGCAAGGGATGGACGGAGCGAGAAATCACGGCAGAGGTGAGGAAACGGCTCGACAGACCGAAATACAATCAAGCGCACTGCGACATTCAGCGGTTATTGAAGGAGTGGAGGGAAGAGAGACTAACCGACACGGACGAAAAGATAACAAGCGAGGTGGCAAGGTTGAAACTGGTGATACGTGAAGCCTGGGACGCATGGGAGAAATCCAAAGCGGACTATAACAGCAAGACACAGACACAAGTCGGACTGCCTAACAAGGATCCAGACACTGGATTGGTAACGATGGATACCGTCAAGGCGATAATGTTCGATGCTGAGAAGCGAGGTCTCGGAGACCCACGCTACCTAGACATCATCCTAAAGGCTGAGACGCAGATTTGCAAGCTGCTCGGACTTGATAAGGTCGTGCTCGACCTGAACGCAGGCTTCCAAGGCGGCATCGAGGTACGATACATCAACTCGGGACACCAGTGCGCATCCAGCGAGCAGGAAGTAATCGAGCGTGAAGGATTGGATAAAGAATAATTTTACCATAATTTTTGTTTTAAGTTTTTATTGTTTGAAAGAATGGCACTATTTGACGTTATTGGTGAACTTTATGAACCGAATGCGGACGTGAAGCCAAGGTTTCTAGTAAACCAAGGAGGCACGTCCTCGGGGAAGACATACACCATTATGCAGCGTCTTATAGTGCTTTCTTTTGAGCACCCCATGGCAATTATCACGGTGTGCGGTCAAGACCTCCCGAACTTGAAGGTGGGAGCCATGCGAGACCTCGACACCATCCTGCACACAAGGGCAGAGTTGCTGGACTGGTTCAAGAACAACAAGAGCGACAGCAGCTACCGAGGAAAGAACGGCTCAATCATCGAGTTCAAAAGCTACAAGGATGCGCAGGACGCTAAGAACGGTAAGCGAGACTATCTGTTCGTGAACGAGGCGAACGGTGTGCCATACGAAGTGTTTTGGCAGCTTGCCATCCGAACACGAAAGCAGGTATTCATCGACTACAATCCAAGCGCACGCTTCTGGGTGCACAACAACATCATCGGCAGGGATGACTGCCGGCTGGTCCTAAGTGACCACCGAAACAACCGATTCCTGACTGAGCAGGAGCACAAGAAAATTGAAGAGATTGACGACCCAGAACTGTGGCGAGTGTATGCGCGTGGACTGACCGGAAAGATAACCGGGCTTATCTTCACTAACTGGGGCATCGTTGACAAGCTGCCACCGCGTGAGGAGTGGAAGATGGAATGCAGGGGTATGGACTTCGGATTCACCAACGACCCAACTGCGCTGGAGCACGTTATATTGGCGCACGGAGAGTTATGGGTGGACGAAGAAATCTACCAGCCTGGAATGACGAACGATGACATCGCAGACCGATGCAAGGAACAAGGACGGACGAAACGAGACCTTATCATTGCGGATTCGGCAGAGCCTAAGAGCATTCAGGAGATACACAACCGAGGGCTGTGGATAATCGGCAGCACCAAGGGAGCGGACAGCATCAACAACGGCATCGACATCTTGAAGCGTTTCCGCATCAACATAACCAGACGCAGCCACGGCATAATCGGGAACATGCAGCAATACAAGTGGAAGAAGTCAAGGGATGGAGAGACAACGAACCAGCCTATAGACGCATTTAACCACGGCATAGACGCAATACGATACGTAGCCTTAAAAAAGTTATCCATAGCAAGCCATGGAACGGCTAAGGCGCACGTATTAAGGCAAAGATAACGACAAAAAATATAAAGCGTATGGATAATAACACTACATTCAAGTACTGGCTGGCAGTTGCTAGACACACCAGCTATAAAATCGGCAAGCAGCCACGACCAGCGTTTGTCGGAGGGAAACAAGTGCCCGACAATCTCAACCAGCTATCAATCGGACAGCTAATAGACCTTTCCCAGCTATCAGACAGCGAGGAAAGTCTGTATCAGATAGTGACAACCGTCCTCGGTCTGAGCCACAAGGAAGTGGAGCAGGCTAGGGCGGTTGATGTCGTTATGCTCATCGGTTGGGTAACATCAGAGGTGGAGCGCATCAACAAGCTATTCGAAAGCACAGACACAGCGAAGCCAACAAGACTGGAGAAGGAGGCTGGCATCGATACCCTGCGGTTCGGACTGTTCGGCATGCTCGACTGGTATGCGGTAAGGATGGGCATCAGCGACCACGACCAAGTGTTGAAGACACCATGGCTTCGCATCTACAAGTGCATGGAAATGGACAACAAGAGAAGCGTGTACGAGAGGAACCTGCAGAAGTTGCAGGCAGAGGAAATGAAACGTAAATCTAGATAATTATGGCAACAATCAGAGAAACATTGAAGCAGTTGGCAGCAGACACGCTACCAGACTACACCTACCTTTTCGAGGACTGGGACACAGCGGACACCAAGCTGGAGAAACTGAACTATCCTGCAATCGTCTGCATCATCCCAGCCAGCGGCACGACAGAGATACGCAACGGCAGAGTATACGACACCGTGAACGTAGCCCTGGCGTATCTCGACACCGTACCAAGGGGAGCGGAAGGCGAAGACAACGGAGAGTGCATCGACCGAATGAAGGTGGCAGGGGCAAGGATGATACGAGCCATCAACCAGTCGCACCAGTTCGAACTATTGGAAGGGCAGCAATACTACGAGACCATCATCGAGCGTTTGAGCACGATCGTGTCGGGCGTAATGTACTCCCTTCAGCTGACACAGAGCATAGGAGGGTGTGAGGTATGAGCAAGGGAGGTATTCAATTCGACCCCAAGGCGGCATCGCTCATCATGCGTGAGGAAGTGGAGAGAGCACGGCAACTTATCATCAACCACATACGTATCAACGGACAGAACGCATCAGGGCGAACGATTGCGAGCCTAAAGGTGGAGCAGCCCAGCGAGGAAGAAACCATCCTCTGGGGACACAAGCCATTCGGAGTTCTCGAGACCGGACGAAGGGCAGGAAAGATACCATACGGCTTCCGTGGCATCATCCGGCAGTGGATGAAGGACAAGGGACTGCACGGCAGACCTATCCCCTACAAGACCAAGCGGCAGCACAAGTATACACCACAAGAGCGTGGCGACATGAGCATGGCAGGAGCCATCGCCCACACCATCGCCAACAAGGGTTCTAAACTGCACCGGACGGGCGGCAGGGCTGACGTATACAGCAACGTTGTGCCCGACACGATGAAACGGCTCGGGCAGAGGCTTATTTTCTTAATCCACCAGTCGGTGGGAAGTATCAAACTAAACAATGAGACGGTATGAGACAGACAGAGAACAACGGATATTCTTTTTTCTATCCCGATGAAGTGTGCTTCGCCTTCTTGCCTTGCATCATAAGAGCGAGTGGAAGCAACCTATCGTGGATTGAGGTAACAATCAGATGGGGTAACACAGAACGAGCCTACAATGTCGAGGCGTTCAACGGAAAGTGCATTACAGACTCCAGGGCATACGTACAAGCCTTTTTCGATGGACGCATCAATGCAGGCGTGGACTGGACGTTGAACTATGACGCCAGCATCTTATCCCGGCACATAAGTGTTAAGGTTAACGCATACGATGACAGAGACGGACAGCTTGCGAGCATCGAATTCACTACGAATGTGGTATGGGGTGCGCCAAGGTTCGGGGAGACCTGGAACGGCTACAAACGCCTTACGTGGTTCACCAACTATCCGTTCTCTTTTGGTATGTATTTAAGTAAGGCGAACACCAAACTGCTAATCGGTTACGAGGGAGCACCCAACAAACTGCTGGAGATTCCGACCACCGACATGATAGACTTCAATGCAATCATCTTACCGCGCGGTGCAAGGTACTGGAACATCTACGACTACGATGGAGAGATTCAGCAGGGAACTTTCGACAATACTTACGACCTTACTTTCAGTCTAGCCACCGGTGGCAAGCAGTCACTATTGCTGCGCATCGACAGAGATGATACCGAGAGCGGCATCTATCTGCGTTGGATTGACCGACACGGATTCATCCGCTATTGGCTCTTTGCGTCTGGGGAGGAAACGAGAGAGATTGCCAGCGACCTTAGTTTCATACGCAACAATCTGTGCGGATACAGCGACACATACGGCTACGTTGGCGACAGCGGAAGAAGGCAGGGATACGAGCGCACGGATTCAATCAAACTTTGTGCTCCGTTGGTTGACAGTGATACGTTCGATATGCTGCAAGACCTAGCCAGCAGCCCAGTCGTTGACATGTACCTAGGGGGAGACTGGACGCAAGAGGAAGACCAGTGGACGGGCGTAACAATCAAGGCAGGAAGCTACACGAAGAGCACAGCTTGCTTGCAGGATTTCGTGTGCGAAATGGTAATCAATAACATTAACGTTCAGAGATTATGACAGACCAGCAACTTTATATAGACGGTGTTTTGATGGATTTGCCGGAGAGCACCGATGTGGTACTCGACATTAAGAGCAACCTTTTTCGTGACGTCACGAAAATGACATCGAACTACACGTACACCATCCAGTTGCCACGGACGGTGCACAACCTTTCAGTTTTGCAGCAAGCTGACAGACCGAAGAGCGGCAGCAGATACCCTTTTATTTTCCACCAGTGCAGTTATTTCCGTGGAGGTGTGCAAATTATCAAAGACGGACGATTGAACGTACTGAGCATCGAGGAAAGCATCGAGGTATCAATCTACTGGGGTATTATGCCAGCGTTCACGAAGCTACTGGAGAGCGGAATGAAACTGAACGAACTGGGAGTGACAGACAGAGTGCTTTTTGAGAAATACAACACACCGAACACAAGGGAGGAAGCCGTGAGCAAGGGAATATTCTTTGCTTATTACAACCCATACCGAATTGAAAGCAAAGATAACTTTGGCATTAACTTGGTGCAGAGGAATAAGTATACCACGACACAATACTCGCCTAGCCGTGGACGCATCAGAACTGGCACAGAGGTAGGAAAATACATCAGCGGAAAGATAGAGAATGCATCGGACACGATTTGTGCTCTCATTCCCTTCCTGCCATCGACAACGGCAAAAGTGCAGGCACAAGGAAAGGGCGATTACAGAAGTTATGCGGTGCTGGATAAGTATATGCGGGTTCTATCCGTGAGCGGAGAAGACGAGACCCTGGACGTATACACCATCAGAGGAGAGGCTAGAGCTGCATACCTCGTAGTGAATGCGCCTGCCGAATATTATGGCACTTTATCGCTATCAGTTACCGGGCTGACACCTATGAACGAAATGATAGATGGTGATAATAAGGAGGATTTCGTAGGCGATGATGTGGCGGTGGATGAATATAAAACATCCCCAAAATTCTTGCAGCCATGTGTTACCGTAAACTGGCTATTGTCAAGGATAGCGAGGAAGTCGGGCGTATCTTTCGTTTGGCAGGATGATGAAGCAAAGAAGATGTTGAACAACCTCGTTGTGCCTATCATCAACAACAAGGCAGACGACAAGACAATCATCGGTGATCTGACCGCAGACGTTAAGAGCAGGGACGGACTAGGCGCACTCACTCTTTCCATCAGTAACTCCATAACTTCCGTATCGCCAAGCACTGGCGAAGACGTGCAGAAACTGACGATAACGAAGGATTGCGAACTGACCTTTGATGTGCAAGTGCAATACTACGTCAGACATCAGTTTGAAGACGCAGCGGAGATTCAGTTGCCTATGGGCGTGAAAATGACCGTGACAACACCAAGCACTACTGGAGGTGAGGCATCCACGCAGGAATACGAGTTCGGAGATTTGAAATACGAGGATGGGCAGGTTAAGTACCCGGTCGTACTACGCAGCTATGCTATCGATGGCTATCTTTATTTACTTTCGGCAGGAACGAACACAATATCGCTAAAGAAGGACGATGTGCTGACGTTTGAGACTATCATGCACGGAGTGAATACAGTTAACCCGCCTTCCGTTTATGGCGGCAAAATCACGGCAAGCGTCAAGAGTGGGGACAGCGTACCGATTGGGGGAAGTTTCCCTATCGGCATAAACCTGCCTGAAATCGAGGTAACAAACTTCATTAAGTTTTTGGCTTTGATAACTGGCTCATTCCCTAGACAGCTGACAAATAGCACGCAAGTACAGTTTATCATGTTTACCAGAGTTTGGGCAAACAAGGCGAACGCCTACGACTGGAGCGGAAAACTCATTCCGTATGACCGCCAAGGTGCACCACGAAAAAGCGAGTATTCCGTTTCAGACTTCATGCAACACAACCGCTACAAGTGGAAGGAAGACGAAGAGACAACCGGGGACTATGATGCAGACCTCGCAATCAGCAACCAGACTTTGGACTATGAGCAGGACACGTGGACGCTACCTTTTGCAGCCAGCGATGACAACCGCATACCGATAAGAACACTGGATTCTTTCGGCATGAAGAATGGTGGAGAGTATAAGGGATGCAAGGAGCGAATAATGACGCTTAGGGATGATAAGGAGCAAGCGGCACTGCGATTCGGTATTGACCTTCAGAACATCTTCGATACGAAGTACAAGCAGCTTGCAGCAAGCATCGCCAATGCGCACGTAATCACAGAGCGGCTCAATCTTTCGGACTTGGATATTCTGGATTTTGACGAAACGAAGCCAGTGTACCTTGCCCAGTACGGAGCGTATTTTGCGGTTTTAGAAATCAAGACCACAAGCAGCGGATATTGCGAGGTTACAATGATAGAGTTGAACAACTAAAAAGAACGAACTATGGTAAGTGAAGACAAACAGCAGATTCTTGACATCAAGGTCAAGTACGAGGATGCAATCTATGGCATCATCAGATACAAGGAAAAGATAGACCAGTTGAAGGCAAGCATCAAGGACTTGCAGCAGCAGGAAAAAGACAAGACCATCACGACAAACGAAATGAAGGTGCAGACGGAAGCCATCAACGCAACCATCAAGGAGTACCAGTACAACGTGCGTGCCCTGCAGAAGGAGATACAGAACAACGTGCGCACCGAAAACGAGCAGGAAGGCAGCTTGAAGCAGTTGCGTGCCCAGCTCTCTAATGCAACGAAGGCTTACGATGAGATGAGCCGTGCCGAGCGTGATAGTTCCAAGGGGCAGGAGATGCAGGAGCATATCCAAGACTTGATAGAGGAACTGAAAGAGGCTGAGGAGGCTACAGGAAGATTTCAGCGCAGTGTCGGCAGCTATTACGATTCAATGATGAAGGCGGCTGACGACCTACAGAATACCGAGTTTTTCGGTTTTGATGTTGTTGATGATACTGGAATCGGAAAGGTTATGGAAATGGGAAAGTCCGTGGAAGACCTAAGGGTAAAGTTTGGTGCGTTGAAAAATACGGCTCTATCCTTATTGACCAACCCTTATTTCCTCGCCATGGCAGGTGTGGCTGGTGTCGGAATGGCTTTCAAATGGTTCTATGACTACAACAAGGGCATAGAGGAAGCCACACGCAAGACTATGCAGTTCACTGGGCTTATCGGTGACGAAATGAAATCAGTGAGAAATCAAGCCTTGGCAATCAGCGAGACGTTTGACGTGGATTTTGGCGAAACCTTGCAATCCGCAAATGTAATGAGCAAGCAGTTTGGCATCAGTGTATCAGAATCGCTAAAGCTATTGCAAGATGGCTTTGTGGCTGGTGCGAATGCTAGTGATGAGTTCCTAGAGAACGTGAAGGAATACCCAACGTACCTGAAGGAGGCTGGATTGAATGCGGAGCAATTCGTGGCAATTTCAACCAACGCTACCAAGCAGGGAATATTCTCTGACAAGGGTCTTGACACCATCAAGGAGGGTAATATTAGACTTCGAGAGATGACTACCGCAACAGCAGCCGCATTGGATGGCATAGGTATATCAAGCGAGAAAGTTCAGAAAGAACTGAAAAACGGTAGCAAGACCACATTCGACATCATGCAGGAGGTCGGAAACAAGCTAAAGGAGTTCCCTTCTTCATCAGCCAAGGTAGGAACAGCCATCGCAGATATATTTGGAGGTCCTGGCGAGGATGCAGGTCTAAAGTACATCGAGACCCTCGGAGACATTGAGATGAACATGGATAAGGTCAAGGAACAATCCAGTGATGTTGCCAAGGCTCAGGAACAGCAGGTGGAAGCCAACAAGCGTTTGAAGGATACCGCAAGTGCACTCTTTGACGTTACTGGTGGCGGCTTCGAAATGATGAAGGCTCAGGCGGCAACATTCGTAAGCAACCATCTAACGAAACTATTGAGGGCAATCATCAACCTTTATAACCAAAGCGTAGCATTTAGGGGATTGATTCAGTTGATAGGCTTTGCGTTTAAGTCTGTCGGGCAGGTTGCCTTGGTTGCCTTCAACATCATCATAGATGCCATTAAGCTTGTTGCAAGACCAGCGAGGGGACTGTTGCAAATGTTTGAGGGCTTTTTCTCCTTTGACGTGAAGAAGATGCGAGACGGCTTTTACTCCATCTTTTCGGGTCTTGGCAATACCGTGATGGAGGCTTGGGGAGACTTAAAGAAATTCGGCAGCGGAATGGCTGATGCTATCGTGGGTGGCATGAAGAATACTTTTAACCATGCTAACATCAAGATACCAGTCAGCGTAGATGCGCCATCCATGGTGACCGCCACAACCGACAATACAAAGCTAAAGGACGGTACTAACATTGCCGGAACTACCACAAAAACCAAGGCACAGAGAGCCAAGGAAGAAGCGGAAGCCAAGGCAGAGGCAGAGCGCAGGAAGAAGCAGGAGAAAGAATTGCAGGCACAGATTGCGCTTATCCAGTATAAGTACAACGAGCAAGTTATGGACGCAAAGAAGCGATACCTCGCAGGTATGTACGACAACGAGCGAGACTACAGTAATGACCTTGAACAATTGGAGAAGGACATGGTGGCAAGGAGCATTGACGCATACGTGGCGGCAGGGCAAATCGGAGCGGAAAAGGCGCAGGAAATGCAGGCTAAGCTACTCGACATCATGATAAAGGCGAAAGCGGACTTGAAGAACCAAGCAAAGGAAATTGTGGACGAACTCAACAAGGAGTTCGAGGACGCAGAGAAGGCACGCAAGGATGCAAATATATTGGGTGGTGGCACTAGCGATGAGGAGAACGACAACGCAGCCAAGTTGGAGCGGTATAGGGCTTTCCTGGAGCAGAAACTTGCAATGACCCAAGAGAACACGGAAGCGCAGAAGCAGCTCCAGCAGCAACTCCACGACACAGAGGTACAGCTGGCAGACGATTCGAACAAGAAGCAGCAACAGAAAATCGGTGAACGCCAGCAGATGATGGCTAACATGATTTCTACGCTGGGCGATGGACTGTCTGGTTTCTTCAATGAGCAAGACAAATCCTTCCACAACTTCTTGAAATCCATGCTCACATCTTTGCTTGATGCGATCGAGATGGCAATCACGGCTTATTACGCACAGATGTTGGCACATGAGCTGGCAGAAAAGTCGTGGTTTGGCGTTGCCAGTGCAGCAGGCATGATGGCATTAACCAAGGCAGCCTTTGCCGGAGCGAAAGCAGCCGTCAAGGGATTTTCCACTGGTGGCTACGTCCAAGGCTCTGGAACCGGAACGAGCGACAGCATCCCGGCAAGGCTTAGTAATGGCGAGAGCGTAATGACCGCCAAGGCGACTTCGATGTTCAGTCCGATATTATCCGCATTCAACCAGCTAGGCGGTGGCGTGCCTATCGTAGTAAACAACGGAGGCAGCAACATCGGCATGGATATGCTGGCGGCAGCTGTAGCAAGAGGGTATCAGATGGCTCCTCAGCCAGTAGTGAGCGTGGAGGAGATAAACCGAACCCAGCGTAGAGTGCAGACGATAGAGAATATCGGCAGGATTTAAAGTGTAGTTATTTCTTTAAGATTTGCGTTCTGAGCGGTTTTCGCTTAAAGGTGGTAAAGTTACACACCCAAGGTAATAAAAGCCGCTTAGAACGCAAAATTTCGGCTTGTTTAGAAAAATTAACTGCTTATGAGATAAACATATCGAAAAATGTCGTATCTTTGCAGCGTTTTAAAACTTAAAAATCACGATTCAATGGCAAAACTCAGAATATACAACGACATCGACAGCCAAGACAACAAGTTTTGGTATCAATGGTGGGGTGGCGATTGTGTCTGCTTTCAGGATATAGATGCTTTTGCAGCAAGCATACCGAAAGACGATGATAGCATCGACATGCGCATCTTCTGCAATGGCGGCTCTGTGGTCGAAGGCTGGGCGATTTACGACCGACTGCGGCAGAGCGGAAAGAAGATTTCCTGCACCGTTGAGGGCAAGGCAGCATCCATGGCAACAATCATCATGCTCGCAGCACCAAAGGAGAGCCGCAAGGCATACGAGAACGCTGCCTTCCTCCTGCACAACCCATGGGTTCCCGGCTGGTGTTTGGGCGACCAGCTGAACGCAAAGGACTTGAAGAACCAGAGCGAGGAAATGCAGATGTGGCAGGATAAGATGGTGGACGCATACGTAGAGCGGTGCGAGTGCGACCGGGAAGAAATTCAAGCCTTGATGGATAAGGACATCTTCATCAATACCAGCGAGGCTTTGCGCCTAGGTCTTATCAGCAGCACCGTTTCGGCACTCAGCGCAAGCGCATCAAAACGCAACATAGAAAATTTTATTAATTCAAAACAACAAAATCCAAAAGCAATGGAGAAGAAAACAGAAGTAAAGGCTTCTCTCCTCGACAAGATTCTCGCTAAGTTGGGCGTGAAGACACTGGAGGAAGCAGAGCAGGCGGTGGCAGAGCCACAAGCCAAGGCAGAGCCAAAGGCGATGGAACTCAACACAGCAGACGGACAGACACTGACCGTAGAGCGTGAAGAGGGAGATCCACAAGTTGGCGACAAGGCAAGTCCGGACGGAACGTTCGAAATGCCGGACGGCAAGACAATCGTTGTCGAGGACGGTGTAATTACCGACATTCAGACCGCAGACAACACCGACAATGAGGGCGGTGAAGGCGGTGAGGGCGGCAGCGCATCAAGCACCGACAACGACACCGTAGCCAAGTTGCAGCAGCAAGTAGCAGCACTCAAACAGCAGTTGAACGACACCAAGGCACAGCTGGCAAGCGCGCAGAAACTTGCGAAGAGCAAGGAAGACATGCGCATCCTGAATGCCGTGAAGATGGCAGGCGGTGCTGAGAAGGTGTTGGCAGGCTACAGCAGCCACTACCAGCCAGCGCAGAGACAGCCAAGCGGCAAGGGCGCAGGCGACAACGTGAACGCTGTCGAGGAAGGCAAGAACGCTATCAAGGAGAGACTTGCCAAACTCCACAAAAAGGGCAAGAAGTAAAAGTATTAACCCATTAAATCAAAAGAAAATAATGGCAGGATTTACAAAACAGCAGCTTGAGAACCTTAAACTCGAGCCGGAAAACCTCGCAAGCATCAAGGATGCCGTGCAGGAAACCTTCTACAACGATGAAGACTTCTCTTCATTCGTGAACATTCAGAAGGTCAAAGAGAAAGACCCTATCGCTCTTCTCGGAGAGATGGAAATGGTAGGTAAGAAGGGTGGCGGTTGCGACCCTACCTATGAAGAGAAGGGTATCGCCAACTCTCAGAAGCGTTGGGAATTCGGACAGTGGGAGATTCCTATTAAGATTTGCTACGAGGCATTGAAGGGAACCATCGCTGAGTATTCATTGAAGACTGGTACAGCCATTGGCGACCTCACCAGCACCGACTTTATGACAATCTATGCCGATGCACTCCATCGAGCCATGTTGCAGATGATTTGGCGTTTCGGCTGGTTGGGTGACAAGGAGGCAGCATTGGCAGGTGCAGGTGGCGGCAAGCTGACAGCAGACTTAGATGTCAGTAATTTCAACGTCTGCGATGGTCTGTTCAAGCGCATCTTTACAGCCACAGCGACAAAACATACAGCCATCGCAGCCAACAGCGAGACCACGGCAGCATTGCAGACTTCTGCATTGCGCAAGAGTGGTGCGGCTACTACACTTGTAGACACCATCTTGATGGATGCAGACACACGTATCGTAGACGACAGCGATGCCGTATTGCTCATGACACGCTCGCTTGCTGACGCATTGACCTACGACCTCAAGAAGACCTACCACGACATTATGCCGTGGGAAAAGTTGTTCGATGGCTTCGAAGTAGCGACCTACAACGGAGTGAAGATTGCACGTGTCGGCATTTGGGACAGAATGATTAAAGCATACGAGAAGGGCGAGACGACAATCAACCTTCCACACCGTGCGGTATTCTGCAATCCGAAGCACCTTATGATTGGTACAGATGCAGACAATCTCATCAGCGACCTCGACATCTGGTTCGACCAGAAGGAGCGCAGGAACTATCTTTATGCTACCGGTAAGATTGGCACGGCTCTCCTCGAAGAGGACATGATCCATGCAGCTTACTAACCGCACCTAATTTTCAGTTTAGTATTAAGTTATTTTTGACAGTCCTCAACACCCACAAAACGGTGTTGGGGATATAACAATTAAAAACGAATTAATATGACAACAACTTGCGAGAGCCTTATCGCCCAGGACATCATCATCCCTTGCGAAGACCAAGTGACAAAGGGACTGGAGGGCGATGGACTTATCATCAACCGAGACGACATTGACTTCACCAAGTCCGTTGTAGTGGGCAATATAATTAAAACGCTGGTTTTGAAGACTGGCAAGAAGGCATACGCTATCCGGCAGGAAGGCAGCAAGCCTTTCACTGGAACCAAGACCGAGCTGACCGTTGGCACGTATCGCAACAGCTGGAAGAACACCGTAGCAGTCGTGGTATTGGCTAACACACCTGACGTTTGCGCCAATATCATTGACGGACTGGCGAACGGAAAGTTCGTTATCATCCTGCGTAACCTCTCAAAGGGAGCAGACGGAAAGGCAGAGTATCAGGTATTCGGATATGCGCAGGCACTGAAGGCAAGCGCAGGCGAAAACGACAAGTACTCAGACGACACCGAGGGTGGCTGGCTTATCACGCTGGAAGAAGAGAGTGTACCGAAGGCAGCGTATTTCTTCTTCGACACAGACAGCGAGACAACAGCAGCCAAGTATAAGAGCCTTCTGACGGAAGCAGCAGCGTAGCCTATGACCTACAAGGAAGCAACAGCCAAGGTCGGGGAGTTGAAGGCACGTTTCGACAGTCCCTTTGATGCAACCGACAAGGCAGTTATTGAAACTCTATATTTCGAGGTAACACGCAAGCGTTTCGTTCCGACAACCTGCCAGCAGTGTTACCACGATGCTCTTATTGAAATTTATCTAAAACTCAAAAAAGAAAAGGCAATGCCAAAAACATGTAATTACGCAATGAAGGCAGGTTTCATCATTTCCTGCCCGGATTTCTACCATGGTAAGATTTTCACTAATGAGAACTTGACCGACAAGGTAGCGCACGAATATCTGACGAAGTACCCACAGATGGAAAGCTACTTTCAGAAGATACCCAGCGAGGAACTCATCGAGAACAAGCAGCAGCCAGAAGGCAGCGACAGCGGTGCAGATGATACCGATGGGAAAGATCCTGCCGAAAAAGCAGCAGGCAGCGACAAGAAAAAAGACCTCGACCAAGCCGAGAAAGCAGGCAAGGAAGAGTGACAAAACAACAAGTAAAACGACACAAGCAATATGAACGTCAAGACAGTTAAAAAGCCAAAGCGAAGGGTTGATATTGGCTACGTCAGCCGATTCAAGATGCAGGCATACGGATATGATAATCTATATCCGCAGAACCTCGCACGCATCACGGAAGCAAGCGGAACGGCAATGCTGTGCCTTAACCGCTATTCCCGATTCATTGAGGGCTACGGCTTCGATAGCGATGTTATCGCAGCGTTAGCGATGAACCAGCAAGGGGACACGGCAGACGATTTGCTTCGGAACGTATCGCAAGACCTCGCACGCTTTGGAGGCTTTGCCCTTCATGTAAACTACAACGTTCTAGGGCAGGTGTCGAGCGTGAGCCACGTACCCTTTGAAAATTGCCGCCTTGAAGAGACAGACGACAAGGGGAACGTGGCGCACGTCTTGTTGCATCCCGACTGGGAACAGAAGAAAACGAGGAACGGAAAGCGGTTGATGGTGAACGAGAAGACTATCGAGCGCATCAACGTCTTCAACCCCGACCCCGACATCGTTCTTGAACAGATTGAAAACGCAGGAGGCATCGACAGCTACAAGGGACAGATTCTGTGGCAGAGCCTAGACGGACAGTTTATCTATCCGACAGCCAGCTACGATTCAGCCATCACGGAGATTTCGACCGATGAGGGACTGGGAAACGTGAAGATGCGAAACGTCCGCAACAACTTCCTCGTATCGTGTATGCTCGTAACCAAGAAGGGCGTGCCCAAGTTCGATGAGAAAGGCGAAGAGGTGGAGAGCGGACAGATGATTTCCGATGAAGACCTTTTGCAGTTCCAAGGGGACGAGAACACAGCGAAGATTCTTGCGGTAGAGGTTGAGAACGAGGAAGACGAACCGAAGGTTGTGGCTTTCCCTACGAAGAACTTCGACAAAGAGTTTTCAGTGACCGACAGCAGCGTTATCGAGCGCATCTACGCACAGTTCCATCAAGAACTCTTCTACTCAATCCGTATTGGCAAGCTGGGATTCAGCGGACAAGTGATGCAGGATGCCTACGAGTACTATGCAGGCGAAGTGACGACCGAGCAGCGTTTCATCGAGCGAGCCTTCAAGAAGATTTTCAAGAGCTGGCACGATCCTGCCATTCAGAACCTAGACCCCAAGCTGCAGCCGTTGAAGTATATCAGCAGCGAGGTGGCAGGGAACAACACGATAGATTAATTGATTGAGCCTATGGGAGGACAGACAAGAAAACAACTTATCACGGTAGACCAGTTCCGAGAACTGGCACGACCGACTAGCGCACACCTAGATGAGGATGATGTTAACGCATACATTCGTGAATGCGAAGATGCGAACATCATACCAGCCATCGGGTGGGAGCGGTTCAAGGCAGCGGCCGAGCAGGGAGAGTGGGGTGATTCGGTATTGCCCGATTTCCAGCCTGCAACTTTCCTGGACGGTGGCGAATACACCACAAAGAAGGAGGGCGATTGCAGCCAAGACGAAACCAAGGTGCATAAGTACACCAGCGGAATACGCAAGGCACTCGCTTATTTCACTTATGCGAGACTTTTTCGTGCCGATGGCACAATTATAAGCCGAGCAGGTGGAATGCACCACAGAGACGAATATTCAGACCATGTTCAAGATGTATCGAGCAACAAGCAATACAACGACATTATGGATATGGCAGAAAGATATTTATCCGATGCACTAGAATACCTCAAGGCATTCACCCCGAAAGGGGAGGTAAAGCCACAGCGAGGAACGAGGGCACACATCCACGCAATAGGAGATTAATATATGGCAACAATAGACGAAATTAAACAGCAGGCGGAAGCGGTCAAGAACGCTACGCAGGTGGGCGAGAACACAGCCGAGAGGGTAGGCGGTGCTCTCGCTGGCCTTGCAGATATTGCCAAAGAACAAGAAGACAAAATCGGAAAGAAGGCAGACAAGGCGGCTGTTGATGCTGAACTTGGCAAGAAGGCAGACAAGGAAGAAATGAACCGTCTCCTGGCGACAAAAGCTAATGCGGCTGACGTAGATTCTAAGTTTACAGCGGAAGCTGCTAGGGTTAATGCTGAGCTGGAAAAGAAAGCTAATGCTGAAGAGGTGAAGAAATCGTTTTCAGAGCAGACCGCCAAGAATACCGCACAGGATGCCGAGATAGCCAAGAAGGCGAATACGGAGGATGTTAATAATTCCATGCAAAAACTTGACCAGAAGTTGAACAGAAACCTTCTCGCCATCGAGTTTGACGATGAGACTGGCGATCTCAATGCCATCATCGGTCAAGACTCTACCATCAGCTCTGTTTCTACAGATGAGGATGGGAATGTAATCATTGAACAAGAAATCATTTAAAAATAACAATATGAGCGCAACAAAATTAAATATCGGTAAAATCCCGATTTCAAAGGGAGAGTACCAGGAGGGTACTACTTACCAGCGATTGAACCAGGTGACCATGCTTGGCTCAACGTACCAGAGCAAGATTGACGACAATACGTCTGCTCCTGCCCAGATTGGAGCGGACGGAGCCGTTGAGAACATCAACACGGACAAGTGGCTTTGTGTTGCGGTTGGAAACGTTTCAGCCGCAAAGAAAGTCGTGTACAATAACGAGAACAGCGGACTGGAGGCCGGAAACGTGCAGGAAGCCATTGACGAAGTGGGTTCCAAAGTAAGCGGCTTAAGGAATGAATTGAAAGGAATATTCATAAATTTTGAGACATCCACAACATCAGGAATATCTACTCCATGCAAATTTGTTAAAGGAAACAAATACACTTTAAGTTGTGATGGAGATTTAGGCGACTCAGTTTGGGCAACAAGACTAACACCTGATGGGGAAGTTGTTGAAGAAGTACCTAAACCATCTGTCGGGGCGGATGCAGTTTTCATACCTTCTATTGATGCAAATTATTTACGTACAGGCTCAACTGTGACTGTAGTACACATTACGATAAAGTCTTCTGATGGTAGTCTTTCCGCTAGTATTGGTGATGTAGAAAACAAAGTCTCAACATTGGAAAACGACAAATTAGACAAGAATAACGTTGTTCATGACTTTGATGATAATCGGGAGAATAATGTTATTGGCATTAATGAGTCTAAGGAATTGTATAAGATTTCATATAATACTGGTGTTATTAAACTAAAAGCAATTGGTAAATCTTCCGACGAATTTGCTGCGTATTCATTTAAAAAGGGTGATATAATGTTTAATCCATTATCACTAAAGCTAAGGTATTGCGAAGAAATTAGTAATGAAGGTAATGTAGAAAAGTTTTCAGATTTAAATTATGCAAAGGATAATCTGCTTGAATTAAACGGAATTTTTCTGAGAGTTATTGAAGGTAATGTTTATCTTATGAATCATATAATTGAAATAAAGAGTATTACAAACTCAAGTTCATTAAGTATGTATGATATATATTATTCTTCATCATATAAAAAACTTAAAGTTGTATTGCAAGGAGATAAGACTTTAGAGTTATTGCCAAATTCAAAATCAACAATTTGTATATATAATAATAAAACTTATATCTTTGATAAGGAATCGGGTGAATTAATTGAAAATAAAATAACATTGCCAAGTATAACTGCCAGTGTTGATAATACTGTAGGAAATCCAGCAATAAATGTTGAATCTAATGGCGATGGAATTAATTTTGCTTTTTCTGGAATAAAAGGTGAAAAAGGTGAGACTGGAGAAACTGGTCCTAAAGGTAATATTGGCTTGACTGGTCCACAAGGACCGCAGGGTATACAAGGTAAAACTGGTCCACAAGGACCAAAGGGAGACAAAGGAGAGCAGGGAAATAGTGGATATTCAGGCAATATCTCTGAATTGGAAATTGTCAATAATTTAACTGATGGAGGCTCTGCTAAAGCATTATCAGCAGAGCAGGGAAAAATATTAAGCAGGTGGTCTAATTACAATAATGCCCCTTTGTGTTTGAAAACTCAAAATCGTCCTTCTCTGGCAACTGTTTCTTTTGATAATTGGGAGACGAAAAACAGTTATGGCAGTATTGAAACCACAAAGAAAGTATATGATGAAGTTTATGGGGTATATAATGAGATGCTGCTGGTAAAGAGCAATAATACATCCAACAAAACAGATGGTGGTATTTTTATAGGAAAATTATCATCAGAGATAGATATGACTTATAATGTTCTACGTGGTTCTATAAAAATACCTTTGGACTTTAATGTTACAAATCTTGGAATTATAAACATTTCATTATACTCAAACAATAAATTAGATAATAGTAACAGAGCATATATAAAACTAAATAATGCATATAACAGCGAAATGCCTGCCTATATCAGAGGAGGTGTGTTCCATTTCTGCTTAAATATACCATTGGCATCATCAAATATAGGAGAAAACTTTGATGTGACAAAGGTAACTCATGTAGGAATAAATCTGAATAATGCAGCAAGTTCTATATTAGATGTATTTATTGGCACTTTTGATGTTGTTGAAAAAATGAGTAATGGAGGTATTTTGACGATTGTAGATAATTACAATCCAAACGTTCCTTCAATGGCAGATTATGCCTATGAAAAAGGGATACCATTGAATTTATCTATTGTTCCAAATTGGATAGGTGGTAGTAATCATGGAACGTTAGAACAAATATATAAATCAGCAGCACAAGGACATTTTATCTTTAATCACACATGGAACCATCAGATATACGGAGGTCAATCAAAGGAAGAAGTCTTTGAACAAGTAAGTAAATCAGAAAGATTTATGGTAAAACATGGATTCATACGTGGAGCAAAAGTGCTGTCAAATCCATCGGCTGCTTTTGATAATGATAAGTATCAAGGTTATATGCGTAGCCCAGCTCAAATGATATATCATCATTGGTCTAGTTATATACATCCATCGAAAACTGAAGGAAAATGCTTATTGTATTATCCATATAAAGGAATGGAAAGATTATTGAATATCTCTGGTCTTGATAGCAGTTTTAAGGGTGATTTTAATGAACTTGTTCCAACTGTAAGGGCTTGCGCTAAACAGGCAATAGAAAAAGGTGGAATATTCGTAATGGGATTTCACGGTTGGGGCACACAATATGGTGGATATATGACTGATGATACAGTATGGAGAAACTATATTGATATGCTTAAAGAAGAGGGTTTCAGAAATTACACAATAGATGAGCTCTTAGAAGGTGATTTTATTTAAAACCTAAGTCGCTGACTTTATAAATTTAAAAGAAAGACTATATGAAGAAGAAACAATTACATGAAGCACTGGCTGTGCTTCTTACTAAATTATCATCGGCAAGGGACAATCCCTTGCTGATGGATAATTACGTAGTGAAAGCCTTGCGCACGGTTCTTTTGGAGTTCGCGGAATCGGGCGAGCTTTATGACGCCTACAAGGAGCAGATACAATCCACCATGGAGAGTGACAATCCTTGGATAGGTATGCTGATGAAATCGATTGGCGGTGATGCCTCTGTCAAAGAGAGTATGACCGATGAAGCCATTGATGGAATGATTGATTCTATGTTGGGCAACGATTAAAACATTTTATTATGAATGACAAGGAGAAAGAACTATGGCGAGTTATAGACAACGTAATAAAGTGTTGCGCCATTGAACTGCCGAACGGAGAATTAAGTATTACGAGAGAAGACGTTCTCGGCAAGTCGAGAGCAGAAAACCTCGTAATGACACGATGTATGGTCGTTGAGCAGATGATACACGCAGGATTCAGCATAACGACCACTGCGACCGTATTAAACCGCACCGTTCCAGCAGTGAGACATCTTTGCAAGATGGCTTACACTTATCTCAGCACGTCTCGAGTTTATCGACTTGCCACGGCACAAGCGACCTTGCTAAACAAGGACGTAGAGCCGATTTGCATTTAAGAAACAAAAAGAAAATAACCAAAAGCGTTCTTTGACAATAATTCGATAAATACCCCTGCACTAACTTTTTGGAGCGAGCCAAAAATCAGAGTAACTTTGCAGCGGATTCCAATATTTGGTTTCCGTAACGTAATTAACTCAAAATTTTATGGCAGACACTATCGAAAAAGTTTATTGCACTGGGGACGGTGGCAATGACAACCTAGCAGCAGCCTTGCTCGCTAGAGGTAGAGACAATGATCCAGCGACTATGCTGGCAGCAATGAACGGTGGTATGGGCAACTGGATGAATAGCCCGTTTGCCTATATGATGATGATGGCTTGGATGCGAGACTGGAATAACCGTGGCGGCAATTTGCAGGACACGGAATTGCAGAATCAGATTGCGAGCCTTCGCACACAGA